AGACAAATGATATTACTAAAGGGGTTACCAAGATGTATCCAGCTTCGATTTATATTTATGGTACCACAGGTATTGGTAAAACTTTAGCTGTAGATTCATTATTCGAATTCATGATGGTTAATTTCCATAATGATAAACCTTGTTTGCCTGATAAATATTTTTATAAAGCTTTACAGCGTAAATTTTATGATGGATTTTCTAATGATGTATTGGTGTATTTAATTGATGATTATGAGCAATTAGTCCAATCCAAAGGTGCGGGTACATGGGAGAACGAAGGAGAAGCTTATAAGTATTTTAGTACTCAAAGAACTCCTGTTGATGTAGCAGTTGCAGAACAGAAAGGCACTATATTTTTTAATCCTCACCATGTTATAGCCACTTCTAATGAAAAAGTTATTAACAAGGTCGGAATTTTGAAATGTCCAGAATCAATTCAGAGACGATGGGAATTGTCTGTACACATGGTGCCTAAGAAACAATATAGAAAACCTGCGAAAACGACGGTAGGCTATATTGGTGATTTGGATGAGATTAATAAATTGCCCAATTATTTTGATTGGTACAATAATGGATGTAGTAGAAGTGAAGAAGTTAATCATAGACTAGAAGCGTATTATTACATAGTCTATGATCCAGTTTCTGGTGAGGATATTGAAACTCTAAGTTTCGGTTCTATTGATGAACCTGGAACTTTAGCTTATAGATATGGTAATTTATATAATAAATATTCCGCATCTTATATAGAGAGCATGAGACAGTTGGAAGATAGAAGGATGGCTTTTAGTAGTCAACTAGAGTCATTCAGAGAGTATTATTCTAATTGGGATGAGATGGATCTTCATGCTGAGGGAATGACACTTAAAGATTCAGGGAGTATGGTGTTCTCTGTGAGAGAGAATATTGAGACATCACTGGAATCAATAAATGAATCAAATGAGGAATTTCTACATAAAGCATTGTTCTTAAGTGAGCCTTTGATAGAAGAATGGCTACCTGCTAATAATTATTTCACCCCTTGTAATATGGCTTTGGCAGCAGCAAGTTTTGTTGCTGTAACCATGCCAGCTATCATGTATTTCATGTATAGTCAAAAGAAGGTGTGTTTTATAGAGGAGCCATCTTCAATCAAAGATGTAACTAATTGGCTTGATAATTCTATTGTATGTAGGCCTGATTGTGATAAATGCAATACTTTTAAAGATGATTATAGATGTAAATTGTCTTTGTTGGTGGCGCATAGTATCCCAATCCCCAGCGGAGTAGCATTATCAAACGAATATAAGCGCAATCGAGATAATAGGAGATTCAAAGGATTCGTGTCCAGACCTACAGATGACGGAGATACTGTGTTTGTTGCTAAAGGAGG